TGACGGTCTTGAAGCTATGAAGTCAATGGCAGACGAGCACATTAAAGCCCTTACCGACCTGCACGGTCTTGCAAACGACGATGCAGATGAAGTTGAGAAGGGCGAAAAGTCAATTGCAACTGAAAAAGTTGATGAAACTAACGAAGTCGTAGCCGAGGCTAAAGCCGCAGCTGAACCAGCTGAGGAAGGTGCAGAGCACGAGGAAGCAGAGTCACACGAGGAAGCTGCCGAAGTTTCAGAAACAGCCGAAGCCACTAAGGTAGAAGAACCAGCCGAAGCCGAAGCTGCCAAGGAAGAGGAAGCACCTGTTGAAGAAGCAGCTGCCACCGACGCCCCAGTAGCCGAAGTAGCCGACACTGAAGTAGTTGAAGAAACTGCCGCACCTACCGAGGAAGCACCTGCTGCCACTGAAGCCAAGAGCGCCGAGTACATGATTGACCCTGACAACCTCAGCGACGAAGACGTAGCTAAGTTGACCGAAGCAGTGCAAGCCGAATTAGACAAGCTTAACAAACAAGAAAATTAAAACTTTTCAAGGATTAAACAAAAATGAGTGACAACAAAAAGACGCTCGCTGAAATCGCTCAGGAGATGGCAAAAGCTCTACGCGAAGACCACGAGGCACAAAAGGGCGGCGCATCAGTTGAAGAACGACGTGCAATGTTCGACCAGGTTGCTAAAGAGCTTCCTCACCACAAGAACCCAGAAAGCAAAAAGGAAATCGGTAAGTTCCTAAAGGCTTTGGGCGAGGGTAACCAGGCTGTTCTTAAAGACCTAGGCGACGCTAGCAACGGCGGTGGCTACTTGACACCACTAGAATTTTCTAGCTACCTAATCGAACTACTGTACAAGATTCCAGTAATTCGCCCTCACGCTACTGTGTACCCAATGAAGTCTGACCAGATGCAGATTCCTGTAGAAGCCACCACTGTTTCAGCTAACTGGACAGCCGAGCTTGCTACTATTACCCAGAGCGACATGACATTTAGCGAGGCAATTCTAGCCGTGAACAACCTAATCGGTATTTCACGCATGAGCCGTCAGTTGCTACTTGACTCAGCAATCAACCAGAACCTAGTTGACCTAGTAATGCAGCGCTTCGCATCAGCCATCGGCCGCCAAGAAGACACTGCTTTCATGGTAGGTTCAGGTTCAGGCCAACCAAAGGGTCTACGCCAGTACAGCTTCAGCCACACTGTCGCCCAGGCCGGTTCTCACCTAACAGCTGACGACCTAATCACTGTTTACCACGCGCTACCATACCAGTACCGCGAACAGGGCAACCCAGTATGGCTTGTAAACGACGCTACCCTAGCTATCATCCGACAGCTTAAGGACAGCAACGGTCGTTACATCTACGAGCAGGGTTGGGGCCAGGCTCTAACACAGGACGGTATGACACCAACACTACTTGGTAAGCCAGTCCTAGTACAAAACGACATTCCATCAAACCTAGGCGGTAGCTCAAACGCATCTGAAATCTACTTCGGTGACCTAAGCTACTACGTCATCGGTGACCGCGAACAAATCTTCTCAGAGGTTTCAACTCAAGAAGGCACAAGCTTCGCACAGCACCGTGCAGCAGTCAAGGTTGGTGAGCGCATCGACGGTCAGCTAACCACAACCGACGGTTTCGCACAGCTTACCGCAGTCGTAAAATAGTCTAACTTTAACTTAGGGAGATAGGTTAAATGGAAAACCCAGACAACGGACTAGTTCTACTAGTCGCCATGGAGACAATCACTCCATACAAAAAAGGTGAAGTGTTCGGCGTCAGTCCCGAAACAGCTGAAAAGCTGCTAACTCGGGACATGACAATGACCGACTTTGGGCCAAAGTACCCAGTCGTCAAAGTCCGCCGCTACATCCCCGAACAGGATGAGGAACTGCTGTTGCAGAACCACACACTGAACCAAAAAGAAACGACAAGCTTTTTGCAAAGCTACACCCAGCAGCCAAGAAGCGCGGCGAATAACCAAGAGTAGGCTAACGCCTTTCTACAAGGGGAGTAGCGTCACAACTACTCCCCCAACAGAAGGACATTAGAATGGCACAAACACCCTACACCACCGTTACCGCCCTGAAGAACACGCTGAAGATTGCGAGCAGCGATACTTCAAACGATGCG